GGGGTTCACGTCATCTTGTGAGCGTGCCACGCCTTGATAGGCCATGGGCGCGACCGTGTTAAAGCTTTTGTTGTATGCCAGCAATGCAGCAATGGCACTATCGCCATGCCGCTGGCCATCGTTGTCCGTTTTGCCTTTGGGTACACGAGGCACGCCATTGATCACCTTAATCGCACGATGGTCTTCTAAAATATCATCATGTTTAGGGATGGTGATTTCACGATCCTCATAAGCAGCTTTATAGCGCGGCATGTTTTCGCGATACCAGCCCTCAGTGAAGTGAACTTCATCAATGAGGTTGCCATACTTGTCAGTTGCAGACTCGGCGATATATGAACCGTTACCACCTGCATCAATAGCGCCACCGCTTAAGCGCGGCAGACCATCGGCAACAGAAAACAGCACCTGCTCTTGCTGCTTGTGTGGCACGTTGTGCATCTCAATAATAAACGGCACCGTGCGATGTAACGTGGCACCAATCTCCATAGGCACGATATCCGACATATCACCAGACCGGGCAAAATCCATGCCGAACACGTGACGACGTGTTTTGTCCAGGGCGGCCAGCAGTGAAGTGATGTTGTCCTTGATCCAATCTTCCATCTCAGCTCTGCGCACATACTCAGGGGCAAGGTTAAAGCTGGCTGAGCCTTTAAATTGAACAACCGGAGCCTCTTTCATGCAGGACTCAATCAAAGCCCTGGACATATAAGTGCCACCACCCATTGAAGGGATACAGTGCAGCTCTTCATCCTCATTGGGACGGTATCTTTTAACAATGGTCTCACGCCATGCTGCTTCAGCTTCAGGGGTCCATTCTTTACCTGTGACCTCACAAATCTTTTTGAAGTAGCCATCGGCCAGGGCTTCATCAAGCGTGACGCGGTGCAATGAATAATCATAGCGGCCAGCGCGTACATCGTTGATGAGCTGATTGAACGGATTGTCATCGCCATTGTGGGTACTGATGATATGAACTTCACCACCCCACATGGTCATGGCCATTGCAGCTTTAAGCAGCTCTGCCAAATCATCAATAAAAGCAGCCTCATCAATAATCAGCCTATCTTTTGGCCTACCTTTGGAGCGCAGATTGCGGGGCGATGACGATAATGCTTCAATGATTTTTCCTGAAGCGAACTTGATTTTGTAGATGAGAATTTCCTTTTCTTCGACAAGTATAGTCTCTTGTTCAACTTCGCTACAGGCCATGTTGTAGGCTTTAGCCCATGTTGCACAATCTTGAATAAACCCTTGGGTCATATCCTTTGAAAATGCGGTGTAATAAACATTGCCACCATTATCATCGGCAGCGTGCAACACTGCATCGGCAGCTTCAGCATAAGACAAACCAATACGCCGGCTCTTCTCAATAAGCTTTACAGCAGAGCTGTCATGAATCCACCTTGATTGATAATCAAGAAGGATAGGCACGCTCACATCGGCAACATTAGGCACTCAAGCCCCCGGCAATGGCTTCGCGAATCTTCGCAATGGTGTCGCTGTTTGAGCCTTTGCTTGATTTGATAACATCATCCATTTTCTTGACGGCTTCTTCCTGGGTTTTTTTGCGCTCCTCATCGCGGATCTTCTTGTCGCGCTCTTCATTGGTCGCGGACGCTTTTTCAAGCCGCAGCAGGGCGGCACTCATATCATTGAGAAAGCCTGCATCCACGGTGACCTCACCATCCACTGCATCTTGTGTGAGTGAGAATGCCAACCCCTGCAACTGCGCATTGAGCACCCGCCCCAGTTCGCCGATGCCTTTGTTGCCCATCTGTTTCGACCATTGGTTCTGCATCATTTTCATGGCGGCAACACGCTCACCAATCTTTTCCAGCTTCTTGCCTTCACGATGAATGGCGGCTCTGGAGATGCTCACTTCAAGATCGCGGGCTTCGAGCTGCTCGGTCAACCACGCTTCCAGCCCATTATAATCGGCAAAACCGTTGTTGATGATGCGGGCGTTGAGCTCTTCGCGCAGTTCAGGCGGCAGTTGTGATATTTTAGATGGCGGTGCCATCATTCGCCTGGTCTTGGGCGGCGAATGCCAGGCACAATGGAGCGTCCTTCGGCCACATCGACACCGCGATCCGTGACGGTGGCAATCACCACCCTGCCCGCTTTTTCAATGCTCAACAAGCCGACATCTTGCAACCATGCCAAATCTGCATGCATCACATCCATGCTGATGCCATGTCCAAATTCACTCAATAAACCGCGCATGACCACATCGCTGATGGCATAGTCGGATTCCGATGCCAGCGCTTTGAGTATCAACAAGCGTCGATCTTCACGTTTAAAATCAGCCAAACTCATTACTTTCCCCCTTTCAACAGATATTCATTGAGCATGTGCAGCGTGTGATCAATAGCAATCAGCTGCCCGCTGATCAGCTTCACCTGCCCAGATACCACATTGATTTTCTCATGCACTTCACCAAGCTCATGATTGCCGGGCAGGTGTTCAATGTCCGACTCAATTCGTCGCACTTTGGCATTCATTAGGTGGATGTCATTACTCATATTGCCAATCGCTGACGCGTTTTTGTTGCTGCGATTGGCAATCCATGTGTAGATGAAATTTCCCAGCACGATGAAGGTCAGGGCAGCATCCCACCAGAATTTTGCGGCGGCATAATCGATGGCACTCATCGCGTGCCTGCTTCATGCTCTTCCTGGCACGGCATGCAGCGCACAGCATGCGGCACAACCATCAAGCGCATCAAGTGAATTACATCGCCGCAATCTCGACAAATGCGTTGGTAATCATCATTAAGCAACGGGGTTTCAGGGACGCGTCGTACCACCTGCTCAATCGCGCGCTGGCGTTGCTGCAACTCCAATTCCATGGCTTTATCCACGTCATCCATGACGAATCCTGCATTGTAAGTGAAAAAGGTGTGGGACTATCGACATCACTTCACCACCATCAAGTCCGTTTTCTTTTGAGAGCCATGCGATGAACCAAACCAAAAATTCAGAATCTGAACTTGTGCCGCAGTAAGAATACCAATCAGCGAACCAAACAGGACTTGCTGTGAGTCCGCAACATGCACTTGCCCTGTCATGAATGCATACATCACAAAGCTGTACGCCACGGTGTAAATGGATGACAGAATGATTTGCGGCAACGCGCCAGCCTTCGTGGCCATGTCACGCGCAGAAGCGCGATCTTGCCCGTCCAATTTGGCGATATCGACATCCAGCGCTTTCATATCTTTCTGAAATTGCTGGTCGCACTGCTTGATTTTAAGTAAGTCCTCAGGGGTGGCGTTCTGCATGGCGCGTGCCAGCTGTGTTTCTTCCTTGCCTTCTTCGGGCGTGACACCCAGTGCTTTGAGTGCCGCAGACGTAGCCATACCCCCAAACGGACCTCCCAGCGCCGTGCCTAGAACGGGGGCAACCGATGCAATCAGTGATTTCCAACTGAAACTCATACCACCGCCCCCGCCGCGCGAGACTTTGCTGGATGTGTATCTGCTAACAAATGCAGTTGCTCCACCCGTACGGGCTCAGTCAACCATGCGCTGACATCAAAGTTGGGGCAGGTCTTGCTTGAGAATTCCCTATGCCCATGCACCGTGGCATCGGGATAGCTTAAGCCCAGGTCTGCCAACAATTGATGCAGGGCATCCCATTGCGCTTGGGTGAATTGATCGCAACCCACCAAACAAATGCCAATCGAATGTTGATTCTGGCCATAGCAATGTGCGCCGACTTCATCCACAGGGCGGCCGGGTTCAATGCTGCCATCCAGACACACCACGAAATGATAGCCAATGCAGCGCCAGCCGCGCTCTTTGTGCCAGCGGTCAATATCCGAGGCGTGGGTTTCTCTGCCATCGGGGGTGTCTGCACAGTGCAGAATGATTTTGTTGATGGTTCGACTCATAACAGCGCCCTGAAGGGCATGAATTGCGCTCTGCAAGCGCGCCCTTAACAAGGGTTAAGACTGGTGGCATGGCTGAGGTGGTGCGTTTTAAATGTTTGGGTGTTTTTTTGAGTGGATGACGGGTTGGGTGGCACAAACACAAAAAAGCCCCGCATTCCGCTTGGAATACGAGGCTCAAGAATGAAGGAATTGGCGGAATCAGACCGTGTGAAGTGCTCCAGCATAGATGTCGCCATTCATTGTTTTCGCAGGATCCCCAAAGCGATCACGACCCCAGCGGGCGACCTGTTGCGTTAAGTGAAACACACGCGCCAGTTCAACCACGCATAACAGCAGCATATTGCTATGCACCAGATGATGCACCAGCGCATCGTCGGCTTGCTGTAAACTGCGCCATAAAAGATGCCGCTGCGCATGGCTTAAGCCCTTCATCTCCATCTTCAGGCGATGTGTAAAACGCTCTTCTAAATCATGCGCTTCCAGGATGCGATGTGTTGCAACAATGCGCCACAGGCTGATCCGTTCCACATAACGAATACTGCCATTTAATAACTTCCGCATGGTTTTGTATGCCGGGGCATTCAGTGCAATTTCACCGCAGGCTGCGGCCATAAACAGATCATCGCGTATCACAAACAGTTGTTGACGGGTTTTTTCAATTTGAAAGCGCTTATAGGCAAACCAGAGACCCCATAAACACGCCATGCCCAAACCCAAAAGAAACATTTGAAAAGCATCCCATAAAGTCATTACTTATCCTCCTTTCTTGTATCGCCACGCGCCGTAAGCAAACTTGATGCACGCAACGGATCATATTGTTGTTCCCAGAACGTCTGATAAGGATGCAAGCGTTCAATGGTATCTTTACGCAACTTCCTTTGCTTGAAGGCAAAGATAACTGACAGCAATGCAATCAAAGCAAACACTGCAACAACATACCACGCAGGACAGCTTTCTTTCCCGGTGATGCCTGCTTCAGCCATCAGCGATATATTGGCTGTGGTAAGCTTTCCAGCCAATGTCTGAATGCTGTAAGCGCAAAAACCTGCAATGATGCTTCCGCCTATCCATGGTATAACGGCTTGCACGATGCGAACGCGCGCATCTATCTTATGGATAGCAATGTCGGCATCTCTTTGTGATTTATACTTCTTCAATACCATGCCTTCCAAGCGCAACAGATTTAAAGCGTATGGTAGCTCAAAACATGGACACTGTGAACGTCCACAACAAAAAAAGCCCCGCATTCCAGTTGGAATACGAGGCTTTAAATGGCGTGTACAGCTGCTTTACACGGCTTGTTTATTGGGTGGGTCAAGTGCATCACAGACCGCTTCGATGTTGTGCCTGGATAGACGCAGCATGGCGGCCAGATCCTCGGGATCAAAGATGACGATCTGATCAGGCGTTGCCATGATGGTTTGCAGGATATTCAGCGACAAAGCGGTGTCATAAAGCATTTCCAGTGCGTGATTCAGTGGCTCACTCGCCGCACTCATGCTACTGCACCACGCAGGATGAACGACACAGAGGCAGAACTGCGCCCTGTCTCTCTGGCAACCTGTGCATTGCTGATACCCGTCGCTGCCAATTTGCGGATGCGAACACATTCCGCATCGGTAATGGGGCGTGGGGCTTTGCGTTTTGGCTTGGCGGGGGCGTCGATCCGCTCAATATAACGCGCCTGCATGTTTGCCAGCTTGCTGGTTGCATCAAACAGCGACTCTTTCAGCGCGTTGACCTGATCACGAGCGCGCCCCAGCTCTTCTGCCAGTGCCATATTCACATGGGCATCATCCTGGCGGTGCAGCTCGGACTCCATGGCATTGAAGGCTTCAATATAGGCAATCTTGAACTGCATGGCCTTTTGACCTGTGAAACCCATCGCCAGCAGGGTGAAGCCGTCGCGGGTGATTTCGTACATGGGGCGTTCTCTGTTGTTTAGGTCGGTATATGAGCACGCGCCAAAATTGGCGTGTGCAAATTCACCTTGATCTTCGATAAACTGCTTGATGTTGCGCATGACCTTTGCATGCTCTTTATCAAATACCGCTGAAAGGTTGAGACTGGTGGTGATTAACTGATCGTGGCACATGGCCACATGGGGAAGGGTAAGATTGCCTGGAACGGCGGGGTGTTGGTTCATGATGAACCTCCTTTGGTTTTGTTGATGGATGCTCTGTTGAGAAGCATCGGGTGGTTCAACACCGTCCAAAAGACACGGCTGCCAGTATTCCCCCGAAGGGTCTTTTATTCCTGACAACACCCGACTAAATTCTAGTCAAGGCACAAAAAAACACGCATTACGAGCGTGGTCACGCTTTTGGAGGGTGTTGAAGCCCTGTCGCAAGCATAGACCCGCACGTTTGTTCATGTCAAGTTTTCTCCGGAAACAAGCTTACTTGCTTCCTAACTTCGTACCATCCAACTACGGGAATCACGATGTGGAATGATGCTTGCCAATTTCATGCGCTTTGTTTTGACCAATGTGTACAACGTCAATAAAGCCATGCTGTAGGGAGCATTTAAGCACAATATAATGGCAAAATGATGATCCATTTTATCGTGAATTTTACGCTGAT